TAGTTTGTTTCTTACTTTACCTGGAGTTTCCCAGTTAGAAGCGTTACCTCTAGAGAAGTCTACTCCTACAGGTGCATACATTTGCGCAAAAAGCGCTCCTGCTACACAATCAGCTGCTGGCATTACTGCTGTAGCTGATGGGTTTACTATTTGTAAAGTGTATTTCCATGAAGATCCACCAGCTACTTGCTCTGGTTCTTTCATTATACGTGCTTGAGTACCTGATTGAGATACTAATACGTATGGGAATACAAAATGTTTGTCAGGAAATTCAACCTCAAAAGTTGCTCCTCCTAATCCAATGCTACTTCCTGTTGGTCCTGCCGCTGCTACTGGTCTCGTTCTTAATCTATGTGTTGCCACACGATACTCATATTCTAACCTGTCAATAGACTTTGTGTTACCAACACCTTCTGTTAAGAAAGATAGAGGGAATCTTTTGTCATCTTTACCTGCTAAATGAGTAATAATCGGAGACAGTTCAGTAGGCTTTGCCAACAATGCATTTGACAAACTATTCATATCTGTCATTTGCGAATCATTGTAAAACGTTTTTTGAACGCTTATGTTTGTTCCGTTAATTGCCATTTGTTATTTAAATTTTTATAGGGTACCGATCTCCCTGTTCAGGTATACTTTTAAATAGATAGATCTAAATCGTCTACATCAAAATTTCGTTTACCTCTTCTTGATGATTTACGAGCACTTTTAACTCTATCTTCATTTTTCATAATTCTTTCTTTCAACGATCTTGTACTTTTAGTTCTTGCTTTAGTTTCTATTAACGATCCTAAATCAAATCCTGAATACATTAAATAATCAATTGCTAATTTTATTTCCATATCAGCTTCTTGATGATCTAAATCACGTTGTGTCATTCCATTTTTATTTACCGGTCTTGATAGGTAATTAAAAAATTTATTTTTATCTTTTTCTGGAACTACTAATCCTGCAAATTCTTGAGAGTTTTGAATAGTATCTGCAACACCAGTCCAAAATTCTTCTTGTTGAGCTTGCGCTTCTTTTTGACGTTCTTGTTGTTGTTCCATTAATTGTTGTCTTTGTTGTCCTTGATATTTACCAAGAGCTTTTCTAGCAGCTTCTGACTTTTTAAATAGTTTACCACTATCTTCATAGTCTTCAAGCATTTCACCTATAAAATCATTATCATGACCTTTAATTGCTAAATAATCTGCAAGAATTGCTTTTTGACTTTGAATATCTCCTTCAGATATTCTTAGTGTATCATAATCCATATTAGGATCATAAGCTTGCATAAAATCTTGAGACTGCCCGCCATTAAGAACATAATTTAAATGATCTTTAACTAGAGGAAATTTATTTAAAACTTCTTCTATTTGCTCGTTAGCCATTTTACCAGCCATATCTTTAGTTAAAGCTGTTAAACCTTCCGCAGTATCTTCATACGCTTCATTAGCTTCATATCCTAAAGCTTCTAGAATATTTCCTACAACTGTATCGTCCTCTTCTACATCTTCATCCTCTTCTTCTTCATCTTCTATATTTTCAAGTTCTGCTTCTGCAGCAACTTCTTCTTCTGTTGGAGCAATTGGTTCTGTGGCTACTCCATCACCACCTATAACATCATCAAATGTGATGTCATCTAATTGAATTCCTTCATTTTCTTTTGGGTCCATATTTATTTATTTTATTGGTTTAATTGCGTACAAATTTACTAATTATATTAATATTTTTTATACTTTGTTAATTTTCTAAAGTTACTTTATTATATAACACTTTTACTCCTCTGGATCTACTATTTCAGATAATATATCTGTTCTTTCTTGCCAACGTTTATATTCTTCATCTCTACCTAAGTTTGAAGAAACTTTGTGATGTTTTAACCAAAAGTCAAATATTTGATCAGAAGTTAACTCCTCCTCTTGTGTTAATAATTTTTCTAAATCTGTTTTTGCTCCTTCTCTACCGTTTAAGTAATTAAATATAAAAATAAAATCTTGTTCTTCAGGAGTAAGTAAACTTAAATCTATTTCTTTTGCACTAGATTGATCTTTAAATTTTCCATCAAATGCATCAAATATATTAGCAAATGGTCCATCTGCTCTTCTATAAGGCCTCATAGATAATCCTAAATCGGGTAGAGCATTTGCAGTTCTATTAACAGCTGTTATACCTCCACCACTTTTTGTATTTTCAAATTGATACCTACCTCTACCAGGACCATCATAAGTTTTTCCATTTTTTGAAGAAATTTGAACAGATTCATAATTATCTCCACTTTCATGTTGTCCAATATAATCCATAATTTTAACCATGTTATCATGATTATATCCTTTTTTATTAAAATATCTATTTACTGTAGATCCAAGAGTTACTGGAGTTCCATCCTCAAATATTTCTCCTGCCATAACTTTATTAGAAAATTCTTCTCCTTCTTCTCCATATAAACCTTGTTGATCTGCTATTTCTTTTTTAACTTGAGGCATTACAGGTAAATTTGGGTTTGGATAAAACATTCCATCATCACCTTCTTCTCCATCTGTAGTATCAACACCACCCTGTTGGAAATATTTAGCTCTGTATGTTTTATAAGTATTTTGAGGTGTTAAATGCTCTTCTGCTAAATCAGATGAACTGTTAAAAAATTCTTCTAAATCAGGATTAAGTTTAAATCTATTTTTTACTAAACTTGCTGCATTTTCTCCACCTGTTTGATATAAAAATTTATTTGGACTATCAAATGTTTTAGATTGTAAGTGCCATTCTCTTTCAGCTTCTTTCATTCTAGATTCAACGTCTTGCATAAATGATTGAAGTCCAGGACTAGCCTCTTGTTTTGGACCACCTTCTTGATATTCAGATGCAGATTCAATAACAGTTCCAACTTTATCTCCCATAGGTAAATTTTCTATTCCTGGAGGAACATCTTTATAAGATCTAACTATATTACCTTCATTATCTACTTTTTTTATATCAATTGGATATTTCATACCTTTAGTGTTAAAATCTTCTGTAGAATTTGGAAATGCCATAGTTGTTCCTTTTGTATCACCTTTTAATCCTTTTTCTCTTTCTTCTTGTGTATTAGCAACTTCATCTACTCCTATAGCTTTCTGCTCTACATTTTCTATTAAATTAGAAATTGAACCTCTATAGCCATCTTTTAAAGATTGTTTTATTATATTAAATTTTTCGTCTGGTGTAAGCATTATTTGTCAGTTTTAGGTTTTTGTTTAGCAACTTTAGCTTTTGTATTAGCATCTTTATTTTTAATTTTTACTTCTTTAGATTTTATACCTAATTCCTGTCTTTTAATTGCTTCGTCTGCCATATTAGATCTAATAAGTTCATCTACTTGTGATTTTCTTGTATCTGAATCTTTTTGTTGAACTTC